TGTCCCCTGAGATCCGCCACCCTCAGCATGTTCCAGCCTCGTTCGTTTGCTGCCTTATTTGAATTCCGCGCAATCCTGTTCGCTCATCGCCGCCGCCGGTGGTCCGGTCGGATAGATCTTGCCCTCGACCGACGGCGGCCAGGGCCAGGGCGCGCGGTCGCCTTCCTTCAGATGTTTTCGGGTATCGACGGGAACCGCCTCGCGGAGAATCCCCTCCCATGCGGCAGCTTGCTGGCGATCGAGCGTGACCCAATCATCGGGGCGTGGTGCCTGTGCCAGCGCTGCAAGCCGCGGCGGAACCGGGCGGTAATAATACACAACGCCGCTGCGGATCATGACGCCGCGCAAATAGCTGCCGAGGCCAGCGACGTCGTACAAAACGGCGACCGCTCTGCCCTCAACGCTTGCGACCGGCCAGCCGCTTGGTGATTTTGCGGCTTCCGGTTGTTCCAAGAGCGTCCAGCGCTTTTGTTCGAGATAGGTGAATCCAGCGGGCGGGTGTTTTTTGTGCAGGCGCTTTTGATTTTCGAAAAACGCCGCGATCCCCGCCAGCGCCGCCTCGCCTTCCTCGGCCGTCAGGGCGAACCAGGACCTGTCGACCTTGGTCTGATCATCCGCCGCCGTAGTCGGCCAGCGGCGTTTGAACTCGACAAGGTTGAGGACGTGTTTTTCCTTCGCGCGCCCATGCTCTCTCTCAATCTTTTGGGTAGAATCGATCCTTGGTAACTCATTGTTTAGTATACTTATATTAGCCAGATACGGGTTACCCGGCGACGGGTCAGCCAGCGACGGGTAACCCGTAGGTGGATCGGCCGTATCAGGAGCGTCGTCGGAGCGCACGATTGACCCGTCAATATCGTCAGACGCAGCCTCGCCGGACACCAGCGATAAAGCCCGCCTGACCTCTTCGTCGGTCAGCGTTTCTCCTTTTTCGTCCCGGATTTCGTAGATCACATGGAAGGTTCCGTTGGCGAGCCGGGTCCTTTCAGGCCGGCACCAGCCGCAGCGCACCAGATTCGAGATGACGCGCTTGATCGCGTCGCGGCCCATGCCCCAGCGTCGCATCAGCGCCGGGCGGCGGACCTCCCAGTCGTGCGGTCGCGACAACAGATAGGCCAGGATACCGACTTCATCAGCGGCCAGCCGTTCGTCGTCGAACATCGCGTTGCCGATGGTCGTGAAGTTGGCGGTGTGGCGGCGGCGGATGATCATTTCGAGCGCACCTTTGGCGCGTGTGCTTTGCAGAACAGCTTGCGGTGCTTCGACTTCCAGTGATCTGGCGCGAGCTGCTGGCCTCCCGTCAGATTTCGGCAGAGATCCCCGCGGGCGGTGCGATGACGGCACAACGGCGATCCTTGGGTATCCAACCATTGGTAGTATTCGATCTTCGTCAGTCCGAAGTGGCGCGCTGCGAACGCATCCGGATCGGCCGCGTAAAGTGCTGCTTCGGCCCTATCCATGAAGATGTTTTCGCCGCCCCAAACGGTGATAACGTTGGCGACCCAACACTGGTCTGCGGGTTTATTCCTGCTCATGCGCGCCTCTTGGAAAGGAATTCGTCCAGCGGCGTCGGCAGCACTTCGCCCCGCGCCACGCGCGCGGCCAGCTTCAGGCCCTCGGCGAATTGCTCGGCCTGCTCCGGCGTCAAGTGCTGCAGATGTTCAAGTGCGCCGACGACTTCGACCAGCGGCACGCCGATATCGGCGGCAGTTTCGGCATAGATGGCAACCGCCATGCCCAGCGACTGGCCGAGTACCACGCGCGCCACCGGAACGCGGTTGCGGAACGATCTTGTCATGCGTTCACCTCTATCGGCTCACAAACCGGCGTCTTGTCGCCCTCGATCCGATCGAGCCCGCGCCAGAATTCGATCCAGTGCTGATCGCGCCCGCCTTCGACCTCGTGGCGCGACACCTTGACGATGCCGCAGCCGTTTTGGCATTCGCGCTCGGTCTTGTTGGCGGACACCACGGTCTTTTCGCCCCAGCGATGTTTCATGGTGCCTCCGGAAAAAGGTTTGATTCAATCGGGCACGGAGCGGTCTGCGCTTGGTTTACGATCACCCTGTCATCGTCGCTCGCGGCGAGATCAGGTTCTTCCATGCACGTACAGCCGCCAACATCGGAACGGTCGATCAGCATAGGCTCGCGCTCATGGCGCTCGCGGAACGCTCGCATCGTTAGCGGCTTGCTGACGCCATTGCGCCGCTCGCGCATGATCGAAACGTCTTTGCCGATGAACTTCCGGAATTGATCTTCCTTGGCTTCGTGTTCGGCATATCGCGCAGGCATGGTTTCCAAGAGCAGCGCAAAGGATGCCTGCCCGGACTTCACGCAAAAGCCTCCGCAATTATTGTGGGCGAATCCCATCTTGTAGAGGCAAGGCAGGCGAAGGCCGTCCGCTTCAACGATGGCGTAAACCTGCTCTTTCCAGATGCCTTGTTCCAGCAACGGCGCACGCACCTTGACCGGCAGCATCCTTGCCTTGAGCGGCTGAAACCGGAAATCTTCGCTGGCGTCGTAACCGATGATCAGCGTGCAATCGATGGCGCAATGTTCCGCGCGCCACTTGTCCAGCAGCTTGCGCTTCAGAATCTTGGAACATGGATCGACGCGCGAATTTCCCATCATCCGTTCGTCGAAAAAGACCGTCCATGGATCGCGGCCCTCGGAAATTCTGATGACCGGATGCTGCAAGCGCTGTTCGGCTTCGTCCAAAAACCGATAAAGGTCTTCATCCTCGATCAGGGTGTCAGCGAAGATCAGCGCGACGTCATCGTGGCCGTGTTCGTCCAGGATCAGCTTCGCAGCAACATAGGAGGCCGCGCCGCCAGAAAACTGGACGGAAATCTGGTAGGGCTTCCTTTGCGCGACCGCGCCGCTGACAGGGTGATCGCGAGACGCCCCCGCATTGGCAGTGTCAGATTGAATCAAATCCTGATTCCTCATGCCGCAGGCCCTCCCACCTTCGGCACACACACCGGCGCATCGAACGTCTCGATCTGTTCGGCATCCGAAGAGACCCGCCAGGCGCGTCCCGTAAGGCCGCCGGGCATGCCGTGGATCGTGACCTTGACGGCACCGCACAGCGAACATGTCCGCTCGGTCTGTGCATAACCGGAACAGGATTTTCCCGCAGGTATCCAGACATGGGGATCGAAGCGGTGCTTGATCGCCGGCAGGTGGACCATGTAGCCGTCGGGGAGGGTGTCAGTCATGCGTACCGTTCTTGTTCTTGATTTTAGAGCTGGGGAACGCAATGCAACGGACGCAACAGGAACTAGGTTTGATTCAAGCGACCAGTGAAGCTGTTGAGGCTTCTCGCGATCACCCGGGTAGCGGTGATTCAGCTTTTGCTTCGAAGATTTGATCTTCGATCCACGCGCGCATTCTGGCGAAGCGTTGCTCCGGCGTTTCGACGCCGTACCAACAGCCTTCGTCGTTCATGTAAACAATCTCGGCGGCGAGGGCCGGTGCAATGCCGAACACCTTTGCGACCGTTTCACGATCTTCGGGGTCAAGGTCTTTCATGTCGATGCCGCGAGATTTACCGATAGCGCCTAACGCGCAGACCGCGCCATCGGTCGTCTCAAGTTCATTGGAAACCAGCTTGCGCTCGGGCAGCGCGGCCATCGCGTGAAGCATTTCTTCGAGAAACGCTTGTCCTCGATTGCCGCGTATCGCGCTCGCGACCGCGCCGCGCCAGCAGATCAGTTCCCAATCTTGGAAATCATCGTTATATCCGGACCGGCTCATGACGCTGCATCCTCGCCAACAGGGTGATCGCGAGAGCTTTCCGCTTGTGCGGTGTCAGATTGAATCATATTTTTCGCTTCCTCCAACTTCATCGCGGCACGATCTTGTAGCCCGCCTCACGCAACGCCCTCAAGATCAGCTTCACGCCTTGACTTTCCGGGCTGCAGATGTGCCCGAACGCGGTGAGCGGCAGCATCGATAGCGCGATCGCGACCGCTTCGGCAGGATCGATCAGCGGCCCTGCGCGGGGTTTGCGCGCGTCGAGGGCCTCGCGGTCGATGGTGAGGGGCGCGCTCATGACGGCATGCCGTTGTGTTCGACGCCGTCGAGCAGGCGGCCGGCGCGTTTCTTTCCGACTTTGTAATATTGCTGGCCGACGCAATCGCCATCGCCCGGCTCCCATTCTCCCCATTGCTTAAAGAAAAATGGAACACGCGCCGATCTGCACTGATCACGCAGTGAGCGAGCCCAATCTTGATCCATAAAACGAGCCTTCGCCCCGCTCTCGCCGCCGACGATCACCCAGTCGAGATCGGTGTGCGATTTGTAGCGCCCGATTCCGAGGTCGATATCAGGGACAGTCAGATCAATCGGCCCCAGCAGCGGCTCTGCCGAAATAAACCGGATCGCCGCCGGCGTCTGCAGCAACAGCGGTATCCGTTCGTCGGCTTCCTGCTGGCGCTCGGCCGAGACGCCGAGCCAGACGTTGGGAAGCGGAAAAGTGATACCAGCGACAGGAACAGGAGCGTTCCCCGGCCATGCTGCGACAATACGACGAGCCGTATCGCCATGAGGTTCGCTGTCGAGCCGCCCGCAATAGTCTTTCATCCGCGCCGCGCGCTTCGTCAGCACCTGGAACGTGTGCTGCGGCGACAGCGCCATCACGGCGAACACCTTGTCGATCCATTCGTCGGGACAATCCTCGTGGAACAGGTCGCCCATACTGTTCACAAAATAAGTCGTCGGCTTCTTCCGCTTTAGCGGCGCGAGCAACACGCTGTCCGGCGCCTGCGCCAACTTGCCGGTCCAGATCGTGTTGCCGTTGACCTTGCGCGTGGTGCCCGCGTAGCGCGGCTGATTGCCCATCGCTTCAATGCGCGCGGCCATCTTCATGGCGTAGCAATTGGTGCATCCGGGCGAGACGATGGAGCAGCCCACAATCGGATTCCAGGTTTGCTCGGTCCATTCGATAGAAGTTTTGCTCATGTCGCAGCATCCGAATTGAGCGCGTCCGCACCACGGGAGGGGGCGACCAACGGTGCGGACGCTGGCGGCGCAGGAAGCCCTCCGGCGCCGGGTTCGGTTGGAGGCGCGGACTGTGTCCCTACATCGAAAGATGTTCCGCAACCGGTGCTGGGGGCCTCGCGAGCCGTACCAGACGCCTCCCTGGGTATTTCAGGAGTAAGGGGAAGATTTGATTCAATCGGGCACGGCGCGGACGGCGCTTGGTTTGCGATCACCGTGGTAGTTGGAGTTGCTGCTACGGGAAGGAAGGCCGCGCCGATCCATCGGCTCAACGGCAGCGGAATCTTCGCGATCATGGCGGACGCCATCTTGCGCCCGCTGGACTTCGATCCGTGCTTGCGCTGGAGCGAACAATCCTCGCCAGCGCCGAACCAGTCGTTCCCGTTCTTGCGTCCGTCCGTTATTGCAACGCTTGCGCTTTGGAAAGACTTTCCAGATCCATCAAACCGAAAGCCCGGCACCTTCTGCGCTTTGAGCACGATCGGCATGAGGGCCGGTATATCGCCCCAAAGATAGAAACTACCGAACGACCAACGAGCTCGCCCGACCCACGGCTGGGCTCCTTTGACGTTCTCCACGATCAGCGGAATATGCCGGCCGGCCGCTTCGCAAGCCTCGCGCTGAATGCGAAAGCAGGCATCAAACAGACAATTCAAATCTGCGAGCATAGTCCCGCTCTTATCGGCGCGGATCGCAGCGGCCTTCGCTTTCGCCAGCGTCCACGGCATCGCCATGTAACTGTACTTTTGGCACGGAGGGGATGCGACGATCAGCGCCGCGCTCTTGAATTGCGAGCCGTGCAGCGTGGTCACGTCTTGGATGACAAGCTGGGCCGGGTAGCGATGATCGCCATATTGGTGCTGCTCGATATCGAAGCCGATCACGTCATAGCCCTCAGCAAGCAGGCCGTTCGCCAGCGCTCGCTCCCTGACAGGGTGATCGCATTCCCCATCCGCAACGGCAGAGGCAACTTGAATCAACCCTTGCTTCATGCCCGCTTCCCCTTGCGGCTACGATCGAACTTTTCCCCTTCAGCCAAAATCAATGCAGCGCTGCGGACAAGATCGCGGCGGAAGCCTGCCGGTTTCCACCACTCGATCGACCACGGCCATTCGTCGGGCGCTCGGTTGTCGCGCATCGGCATTCCGGCATAGCGGGCGTAACAGGATCCTGCCTGAGCAAGGTCGCCGTTCGGAATCATGTCGTCATGCTCGAGCGACCAGCCCTCGGCCTCGATCTGGCGGAAGCGTTCTGCAACCACAGCTTGCATGAAGGCCGACAGCGGCCGGCGGATGTGCAAAAATTCAAACAGCCGCCGGAACACAAAGCCGCGCACAATCGAGACCACGGTGAAAATCAGCGCGATCTTGAAATTGGTCGACAGCGGCGGCGAATAGCCGAACAGCGGAAACACCAGGAGCTGCGTCGCGATCGCGATCACAAAACCGATGGCCGTGTTGAGGCAGGTTTCCACCATCGACATTATGCGGGACTGTTTCACGCGGCGGCCTCCGCGCGGGACTTACGCTTCTTGTCTCGATTTTTATCGGCGAGCGCGAGAGAGGACTCCGCGATTTCCAGACATTGTTTCCGAATATCCCGACTATCTGTGTCCTTGCAGAGATCAGCGATTTTTCCGAGCGCGATTTTGACGCCCCATGCATTGTTTCGACCGACCTTGCCACCGAGGCGGATGCAAATTGTTGCGTGCGTGCCGTTATTGCGGCGCCCCGTTCCTGTCGATCTTTGTCCGGGGTGCGAATGCCGAAAGAAGATACCAGCGACGGCATGACGGAAGATTCCAAATTCCTTCGCGATCAATCCCATCGATTTCTTGCCACGCATGGCGATGATCTCTGCATTACGCGCATCGTTATTCACGCCGCTTCCTCCCCGCTCTCGATTGAAGGTGCTAGAGAATCCGAGCGATCCGGAATATTTCCCGGAATATTTTCCGCGCTTTCTGTCTCAACATTTCGGATTTTCCGTGCAACCGGATGCTGCGTAAATCGCTCCGAGTCGTCGGGCCTGGTCAGCGCTTCGCGACAGCCGGGCGGAATCCAGAACGGCGGCTTCGGCTTTTCGCCCTTGATCCAGACCAGCCAGATGTAGGCGGTGGCGGTACTCCCCTCAGGCTCCCAGCGCCCCTTGCAGAGATTGACCCGCTCGGCAAAGAACGAGATCAGCGTCGGCGGATGGTCGCGGAAGATCCGCTCATAGCGGCCGTTGGTTTCCAGCCATTGCAGGCGGACGAACATCGCGACGCCGATGCGGGCGAGACTGATTGCCTTGAGGACGAAGGCTTCGCTCAGATCTCCGAAGGGCGGGTTTGTGATGATCCAGTCTGGCGGCGCCGAACCGTCAACGGTTGGATCAAGAAAGTCGGCGAGTTCGCCATAACCATATTCAAAAATGTCCGAGCCGAGTGCGTCGTTGAAATATTCGCCCAAGACTTCGGCCATGTGGCCCTCGCCGCAGGCAGGTTCCCACACGCTCAGATGCGGCATTTCGAAATCGCAGCCGAGCTGCGGAAACACCCGTTCAATCAAAGCCCGCGTGGCCCATGGCGGAGTCGGGAAATAATCCAGGCTGTCATCGGGCTCCTGGCGCGACCCCATGATGGCGCGGGCGCCGTTGACGGTTTCGCGCGCCTCCCCCAAAACATCGAAGGAATGCTTCTCCGGATGGTCCTCGGCATAGGCCCGGCAGCGCGCCACCAGGCGCTCGAAACTATCTTTCGGGATGGCCGCGATCTTCTGTTCGTCGGCGGATTCGTTCTTGGAAACCCCAAGTTCCTCCAGCGAGATACGGTCACTTTCGGATGACCGTTTGCCTTCCCTGATCAGGCCTTGGGCCTTCATGCCGATCAGAAGTTCCCCGCGGCGCTGTTTGGCCCGGACCCTGATCTCGATGGCGTCGATTTCGATCTGGCGGTTTTTGATCCGGCGCCCGTATTCCCGAACCGCAGCCGCCTTATCGATCCATTCCGTGACTTCATCGACGGTTTTGGCCTCGGCGATGGCCTGGCAGGCGGCGTCGTATTTGAGCAGCGCACCGGTCACGTCGGCACCGCGCATTTTCCGCAACTATGCAGCCATTCGCCCGCGATCTTGCGGGAACGCCAACCATCGCGTCTGGCAGCATTCCAGGCTTCGTGGAAGTCAGCCGTCTCGGCGTCGAACACTTCGGAGCACGAGTCGCATTCGAACAGGATTTTGCCGGATTGACGGTCGATCATGCCGCGCCCCCGTTGCCGGTTGATCGCAAACCAAAAGCAGATGGCTCCGTGTCCGATTGAATCAAAAAACCTTCCCTCATACCCGCGTCCTCCACATCCCCAAGGCCCAGGAGGCTAAGAACCACGGCCACAGCAAAATCATCAGGACGGTCGCAAGCACCAGCGAAGCGCCGAGGTGGGCGTTGCGTTTCGCCAAGGTGGTGTCGATGATCCCACTCATATCCATAAATACCCAGATCAAGGAGCCGATCGACAGATAGACCTCGCAAAGCGTGATCATGGGTTTCGTTTCCGAAAAATCGGTTGTTTCATGTGAAACGGTTGGGCGACGCTGGGGGACGCAACAAGCAGACGCAACCGAAACTAGATTTGATTCAATCGACCAGAAGGGATGCTGAAGCTTCTCGCGATCACCCTGTCGGTGGTGGAGTCAGGCGGCCTCCGCAAAACGCTGTGAGGCTTGAAGGGTCGAAGCGATCAGATTCCAGCCGCCTTGGGTTGGTCGAAAGAAAGGGCCGCGCGGGGATTCGCCTGGCACCTGGCGATTCCAGATTTCGATCAGTTCGCGCCGCCATAGCGGTACCATCGCCTCGCGCTGATCGCGCGTCAGCGTCACCTGGCCGCCATTGGCGCAGCAGATCGCAAGATGTTTCAAGGTAGCAATCTGCCGATTGCTGAGACGATCACCTTTCAAAGACATTCTCCGATGATCTGGCGCGTGAGGGCGGCAACCTTGTCGTCGTCGGTCTGGATCTCGCCGATCAGCGCGACAAGCCACCAGCGATCGCCTTTCCATTTCGGCGGAAGAAATGTCGCGTGCAGGGCCTTTTCGGTGCAGATACGCAAGGGTCCAGCGACCGTCTCGACAGTGCCGGGCGCAACAGGATTGTTTTTCCCGCCATTCGCAGCACGGCCCTTTTCATCCGATCGCCAGAACGCGATGGTCGCCCCTTCTTTTTGCAACTCCGCGAAACGCTTCTGTTGCAGCTCTGGCATCTTCCTTGCAAAATTCGGAATCGTGCCGAGCCAATATTCTTTGGAGCCGTAGCCGTCGCCGGAGCCGTCGCCGTCGCCGGAGCCGGAGCCGTAGCCGTAGCCGTCGCCGGAGCCGTAGCCGTAGCCGGAGCCGTCGCCGGAGCCGGAGCCGTAGCCGGAGCCGTAGCCGGAGCCGTCGCCGGAGCCGTAGCCGGAGCCGTAGCCGGAGCCGTAGCCGTAGCCGTAGCCGGAGCCGTCGCCGGAGCCGTAGCCGGAGCCGGAGCCGGAGCCGTAGCCGGAGCCGTAGCCGGAGCCGTCGCCGGAGCCGTCGCCGGAGCCGTCGCCGGAGCCGTAGCCGGAGCTACTAAGAAATGAGTGCGGGACTTCGCCCCGCACGAGTCTTGCTTCGCTTATTTCCATGGCGCGGATTCCCAAGCTGCCACTGCAGCAGTGGTGACCTCAGCAACCGAAGTGATATCGCGAAGCTCGATATCGGCCGCAGGGCCGACGCGCGCACCTTTGACAGGCCCCATGTTCGCAAGGCCCATGAATCCCTTATTGTCGGCCGGCCAGTAAATGCAGTTTCGCGCGGCGCGCAACTTGATCGTTTCGCCATCGGTATCGAGCGCATAGCCGAAGAATACGCCCCTGTGGCTCGTGGTAACTAGCACGGCACGCTCGGCTTTCTTGCTGCGGTTGGGATGGTTAATCACAGTCTCTCTCCTGCCCCTGGATTTTGCCGAGGCGCACAAACGCAATGAACGGTGAAGCATCCCGAGCTGCCGCCTGACCGACAGGCGCCGACGAAAATACGGTGGCGCGGTGAACCAGCCTTAACTGCCGCTCAACCCATGCCTCATGCCGCGCCAGGCGCCCTTCCAGAAAGGGCACCAGGATGGGAGCTGCGATCAGCAACAGCACGATCCCACAGGCCAGGATGGTGAACGCGAGCGTCATGCGGCGCTCCGATCAGGAGCGGCGGCGGCCGCGGATTTCGTTGACGATGACCATGACGGCCTCGAGCGACGGCTGACGCTGACCCGAGAGCCAGAATTTCGCGGCGCGTTCGGTAACTTTCGCGCGGGATGCAAGGTGCGCTGCCGTCTTGCGCGGCCAAAGAGCGCGCGCCGCGACTGCGTAGCGTGGAAAACCGGGTGAACGGACGTTCCCGACTGTTCCCTGTTTTGGCTTTGACGCCGCGGCCGCGGCCTGTCCTGATTCGCGCATGACGCACTCCGAACGCTGTGAACTGACTCAACCGTTAAATTTTCCTTTATCGCTGCACTGCAACCCCGCGGTGAACCGCAAAAATAAAAGTTCCACCCCTCACTTGAAGTTGTGCAAAGGTGTTCCCTCACGTTTGGCAGGGGGCGGGAATGGGCGAAGTGGTTGGGTTTCCGGGGCGTCATGGGCGGACCTCGGCGATTTCAGGCGATCGGGAAGGACGCGGCACCTCGGCGGGCCATTCCCCCTCCGGCCAATGCTCCGAAAACCACGTCAGCGCCTTTTCCAGCCGCCCGACGTTGATATCCGCGCCATCTTCCAGGGCGCCGAGCTTTTTGCCGTCGTTGAGCGCACGCGAGCTGACCGTCGTGAGGGGAATATCCTCTAGTTCGGCATATACGCGCGCGACTCGCAAGAGTTGGTCAATTGCAGACATGGACCATATATCGGTAAACATACCGGTGCTGTCAACGGCAATTTTACCGGATGCACTATCTTTAAGGTCCGGTCAGTCTACCGGAATGGAACTAGCGCCAATTCTAGATAATATTGAACGGCTTCTGCGGGCCAGCGGTCTTAGCGCGGACTTCGTTTCCCGCGAATCCGGCCATCCGGACGCCATCCGGAACTTGCGCCGGAGGGTCCGTGGCGAGCTAAAAGGCGGTATTACGGTACAGGTAGTAGGGGATATTGCCTCCAAATTGGGCGTAACCGCGAATCAGTTGATGGAACCGCGAGAAAAGGTCCGGGTGCAGCGCATTCCAGGGCTGCGGGGCCAATTGACGGCCCATCTGGAATGGCTGGATACCGAGCGCGGGCGGGTTATTGAACAGCTCGAAGCCCTCGAAGCGGCTGAAATTGTTGCTCGAAAGGGCCGCAAAAGAAAAAACCGGTAAACTTACCGATTTTACTTGACCGGTAGAAATACCGGATTTAAGGTGCTCCCACGAACAACGGGAGCCGCCCCATGGCCATCGACCTCATCTTCTCGCCAGCCTCGCCGAACAACCCCTTCGAAGTCGCGCGCCGCACGCTGATCCAGGCGCTGGCCCGGATGCCAGTGCCGAGGCCAATCGGTTCGTTTCCGGTGCCGTCGGATTTCGAAGGTATCCGCGATCACCTCGTTGAGGCTGCCTCCATCTTCGATAGCTGGCTCGGCGCCGTCGGCCACCAGGTCGCCGACAACGCTTCACACGATGTCGACATGCGCGTGTTCGAGGGCGCGTTTACGGGAGCTGTTGAAGGCAACGCGACGTTCGAATGCGACCGCTGCGCAGAGGCGCTGATCGAGGATCGCGACACGATGCGGAGGACCGCGTGATGGCCAACATGATTCAATCGCGCACCGCATTCGCTGACGCCTCTCGCGATCACCCTGTCACGGAGCCATCGATCGGGCACAACAACCCGCCCTCGCGGATCGAGTATGCCGTCGAGGCCTATGACGAACTGCGGACCTATCTCAAATCGCATCCGGTCATCACCAGCCAGGCCGAAGCGCAAGCCGGTTCCGCCTGCAACGAAAGAACGCTGGTGGCGCTCAACGAAGCCCGCGCCGAGCGCGAAACCAAAACGCGCCCCTTCCGCGACCGGCTCAACGCGATCTTCGACGCCTATGCGCTGGTCAAGGATAAAGGCACGCTGGAAACCGCACGCACTGAGCTGCGCAAGCGCCTGACGAAATACGCATCCGACATCGAGGCCAAGCGCATCGCCGAGGTCGAGCGGCTGCGCGCGGAGGCCGAGGAAGCCGAACGGCTGGCGCGGCAGGCCGACGCTGTCAGGCTTGAGGCGATCGACGATGCGCAACAGGGCGTCGAGAGCGACGTCGGCGGCGCCATCGAACATGCGGACGCGACATTTTCCGACTTCCGCCGCGCCGACAAGCAGGCCGCGATTGCCGCCAAGAACGTGCCGCTGCGGTTTTCGAGCGTGATGGGCGGCAAGACGCAGTCGATGCGCACGGTCGAGGTTTTGGTGATCGACGACATCGCCAAGGCGATCAAGGTTTTAGGGATCACGGACAAAATTCGCGATGCAATCCTGAGTAGCGCGCGGGAATTCCGCAAAGAGTTCGACCAACTTCCCGACGGCATCAAGGCAACATTCGAAAGGACTCTCTAGCCATGAATACGCAAACGCTCGAACGCGGCACTCTCACCGGCACCATCACGGTGCACCAGATCATGCCCGCCAAGGGACCGGGCAAGTCGGCCTGGATCAAGGACGTCGACGGCATGATGTTCGGCATCTGGCCCGACAAAATCGGCCTCTATCGCGAGGGCGCCAGCTACGACATCGAATATACCGAGAACGTCAAGAACGGCACCACCTACCGCGATATCAAGTCCGGAACGATGGTGAAGGCGCCGAGCGAGCCGCAACGTGACGATCGCCAGCCGGAACGCTCCGCACCCTCGCAGCGGATCGAGCCGCCGAAGGCGACCTCGCCGAACGGTAACGGCGCCGGCACATATTATCGCCCCACAGCGCCACGGGATTCCGAGCGCATGATGGTCTGCTCGTTGATGAACGCTTTCATTGCGACGGGCCGTATCGATTGCGCGCGCGACCACCTGACGGCGGCGATCAACGAGCTGCGCGCGGCCTACGCTGCGACGTTCGGACAGCAGGATCAAAACTAATCGGCGGGCGGCGCGGGGCGGCGGCAGAACATCGTTGCCGCCCCAGTCCCTCAACACCAGGCAACAAGGGGAAACACCATGAACATGCGCAGCGTAAAATCGAGCAACATTTCGGCTGTGGGATATGACGGCCAAGATCTGCACGTCGAATTTACAGGCTCCGGCACCTATCGCTTCGAAGGCGTGCCGCCGGAGATCGACGCGCAGCTTCGCGAGATCGAGGCCGGCGGCGGCAGCATCGGGCGGTTTTTCCACTACGCGATCAAGGGGAAATTCGCCTCGACCAAACTGCCGGCGGAAGAACTTGAGGGAGCGGAGCTATGACCGGCTATCATCGCCAGGGCCAGCCTGCCGCGCTCGATCGCGCGGGCGTTACCGCCGCCGTCACTCGTTTGCTGGCCGAAGAAGCCGCGTTCGAAAACCGCGTCGCCGATCCTTTCCTGATCGAGCACGATTGCCGCAACCCGGCCGGGCATCATTTTATCGGCAGCTGCGGCGACGTGGTCTGCGTTCATTGTTCGAAGGTGGTGTGGAGTTAAGAAGAATTCGTTTCAGCGCGTCAGTTGAGTTTGCGTCGGTAATTGAGAAGTCAGGCAACATTAGGAGACGACGCAACATGACCGACATCCGCCTGATCGACAGCCCCCTGGCTGACACCCGCTCCCGCCGTACCGAACTGATCGAGCGGATGGCAAACGACCTGATCCGCTTTGAGGCTTCCTACAACGAAGCCGACGCGGTGCGCTCGCTATGGGCGACCGGAAAATACGAGACGGTCGATATCATGGCGCTGGTCGGCGACGCCAGGATGGTTGCGTTTCAGGAGATCGTGGCAAGAGAGATGGCGAGGCCATGAAGAACGCATCCGCAGCACAGGCGCGACTTATTGCGAAAATTTGGTCATCGGGATCAACGACTCCGGTTTGGTCGGCCTCGCCGCCAACTGTGCTCGCATGTATGAGAAATCGATGGCTGATTAAAAACGGGATCGACGGTAAATTTGCAAGCGGGGTCGAATACTCGGAATACACCGTCGGCGAACATGGGTTGCTGGCGCTTGAACAGTATCTTCGCGACACGCGGTTGACCAAGGCCTTTGCGGAGCGCACGCCATGACCCGCTCGCACCCGCAACGCATCTTCCCGCCCTCGCGTCCCGGCGAATTGCTCAAGCAATTGTTCGCTGCCCCGCGTCGGCATAAGTCCGAGAATGATTCCGAGCCGGATTATCTGGCGCTGGTGCGGCAGTGCCCGTGTTTGAAGTGCGGGATGGAACCGTCAGAGCCGGCCCATGTCAGGTTTGCAAGTGCGGCTTTCGGTAAAGCGAGCGGCCTTGGCAAGAAGCCCGCAGATCGATTCAGCGCGCCATTGTGTTCGGACTGCCATCGTCTCGCTCGAGACGCTCAACACAATCGCAACGAGCAAGAATTTTGGGCCTCGCTCGGCATATCGATTCTGATTTGCTGCGAGCAGCTTTACGCGCAACGCGGCGACCTGGTCGCGATGCGGGCTGTGATATTCGTGACGATTGCGGAGCGTAGCAGGAAGGTTTGACGACAGTGTGATCGCATTCCGTTTCAACACCGGCAGAGGCAACTTGAACCATACCTTACTACTCAACCAAAGGGCGAACACACATGACAATGAGCAGACTAGACGACCGCGACTTCGACGCCTACCACAGCCTGTCGGCATCAGCGCAGCGTGAAACCGCCCTTGCCTCTAACGACGCCTTCACCACCGCGATGAACAAGGCGATCCGCAAAGGCCGCGAGAAGGTCAGAGCCGGAACCTTCGTCGACCACAGCCCGCCGATCGGCGCGCTTCGGATCCGTGGCGAAATCGCGATGTCATCCTGCGGCTCGCCGGCGGCGATGTGCGTCGATACTGCGATTGCGGCAGGCGGCGCCGGGACGATGAAATGAGAAGTGAGCGCAAAGCCCTCGCTGATGGAGAATCACCATGACCACAAGCGCGCAGACGATGCTGGGATTCGCTCGCGGTGCATTTAGTGAGGGCTTCGATCAGGGTATGCGGGAACACACCTCGCACAATGGGGGTTACGGCTGGAACGAAAGCAAATCGAAAGTTGTCCTTGAGGCTGCTCTCGCCGCCCAACCCTCCGCCCTGGATGCACGGACGATTGAGGCGCTGGATCGCGCTCGGCGATTGTTTGAACAAGCCCCCCATCTGCGGAATAACGAGAGCTACATGCCGGGCGCAAGTGAGGTGCGATGGTGCGATCTCGCTGTCCTCGCCGCCCCGCAGGAAGGAAACACGCCATGAGCGACAATTTCGTTTGCGGATCATCGCCGATATATGAATATCCGCCGGACGTGCCATCGATGCATCCGGTCGGAACGTGCAATCCGGCTGTGTGCCCTATCTGCACAGCGCAAAGAATTGCCGTCGAGACAGGCCGTGCCAAGATTATCGGAACGTGCACATGGAGCGGTACCGAAACTCATAGCACATTGCGCCGTTCACTCTGGGATTGCTTGCTAGGTCGTCCGGGAAAATGGATGAGGAATTAAAGCCATGACCCCTCCCTCCGATATGGCGAAGCTGGCGGACTACACGCAATATCGGCGCAAGCAAATTGCCGAGTTGCGGCCCTATGTTCCCAGCGAGGATATGCGCCGCATCAGCGTGTCGCACGAAGATGACAAAGCCGGATCGCCTAAGCTTGGCGACATGATCGCGCGCAACCCAAAGAACTATGACGACAGGTGGCTCGTTGCAGCGGCATACTTTGCTGACAATTTCGAGCCAATCAATTCCCGCACCCCTCCCGCGAGCGAATCCCCCGTTAGAGCCCGGTCAGAGACGGTCTCGCGGCGTCCAGTCGCCTTTCGCGTCAATCGTCAATTACCCGATGTAAACGGCAATGCCGAATGGCAACTATTCAACGACGAAGCAACAGCGCGCGACGAGGCAAATCAGTTGGATGGCGAGTATCAAGGGCTTTACGTTCGCGATGGGGTAGCAGGTGCGCCCGAGAACACAGAATTGCAAAGGCTGCGACACAAAATAGAATTTGACGGTGGCGTTCCGTGGAGTGACGAAGCAATCGCACGCGAATTAGCCAGTATCGACGCCGCCCTCGCCCCCGCCAGAGCAGATCTGGAGGGGCTGGCGGACGCTATTTATTCAACCCCCGGACTATATTTGTCCCCGGCCGATGCCAAAAAAGTCGCCGATGCCATCATCGCATATCTTGCATCGGGGTCGAAGTGAACGACACCCCAATTTTGATTGTAACTGCGCTTGTGATGATAATCGCATTTTGGAGCATACAGCCATGAGCAACAGAAAATGTATCGTATGCGGAAAAGATGTTCGCGACGGTGACGAGACCGAGCATCTGCGAACAAACCATCTAGGGCCGCATTATTTTTGGCTTGATGCCAGAAAATATCGAACAGAGGAACCATCGTTGACCGGCGGCGCCATCAAAGCTCTCGGCGGTTCTTCGGCTTGGTACCAACTTTATCAGGAGCAAGATGGCGGTGACATAGCTATTGGCGACGGTGTAGCCGTTAGCGTTGTCGGCGAGCCTCATTTTTGGTGTGCTCCACCAGCTACTATGCTGGGTTGAGCCATGAGCAACGATCCGATGCGCGAGGAGCTGAAAAAGATCGCCGCCACAGACGAATATCCTGACCATGAAGATACGGCTGCGGAATTGCGCGAGATCGCACGCAACGCCCTCTCCCTCCCCGTCCCCGTCCCGCAGGATAGGGATGCGGTGATCGAGGAATGGCAGAACATCGACAACATTTTAGACGTTCTGGAAAAAGCCGGTTGTTGTAGAAACGGCCATGTGCACGCGGCAGAAGATGTTGTGGCGAATGCAATTCGTGATTGGCTTCGCGCCCTCAAATCCCCGCCAGCAGGAGAGAAGGAAGGACGATGATGACCGCTCAAGAGCAAGCTGAAATTTTCAGGATCGCCGCTCGTGTCGTCGGCGCGATGGACCCGCGCACTCAATGGGGATCACCGCCCGGAACGACTAGTAACTGGACTAGCCCGTCCTATTCCATGGAACAAGGCGCAATATGGAGCGCCTTCGGCAGCGCTGCCCGCGTCTTATCCATGATCGCTGCAGAATTTGAGAAAGCCGCCCCGCCAGCACAATCACAGGACAGAGGAGAACGCACATGAGTTACGATGGACCGACTGAGCAACAATTTACCTTGTTGCAAGACATTCAGAAGGCCGAGGACGGCTATAAAGCTAGCAGGATTAACCCCGCTTGCGATCAACTCCGCAAACAGGGTTATGTCACCTGCCGTCGATCAGACAATGATTGTGAGTGGTGGTGGCTCTCAGAGAAGGGCACCGAATACATGCGGCACCCAGCACAATCACAGGACAAGGAGAGATGACACGAGCCGAAATAATTTCGTTTCTTCTGATCATGCTGCCTGTGGTTGGGTGGCATTGGTTTAGGAGCAAGTCATGATGCGGTTGATGCCTCACGACTGCGCCGGACTCGCAGTCATCGCCCGTGAGTTTGGCATCACGAAAGTCGTCCCGGCGGGCCGTCAATCACAGGACAGGGAGGGGAGATGATGAAACCGGAAGTCATGGGCTCGGGCGAACAACAGCGCGGCCTGATGATCCATTGCATCGGCGAAAACTGTCCTAACCCGTCAGTCAGCTACTACGACCACGACAGCGCAATCCGCGTTTGGAACCAACGCTCACCCGCCCCTCGCGCCGCACTGATACAGGAGCGGGATAGGTCATGACCCGGCTCGGCCGCGCTCTGGAAGCCTACCAGCAGAAGTTCGATGTCGAAAACCGGCGCATGGCGCGCGAGATCGGCATCTTCCCCTCAACGCTGTCGCGCATCAAGGGCGGCACCATGCCGGACGCATTGAACCTCGCCAAGATCGTGCTGTGGCTGTCCAAGCCGGAAGGGAAAGACGGCTGAGATGAGCCGCGCCGCCCGCCAGTGCCCGGAGCCGCTGTCGCCAGACGTTTTACGCCTGGTCGAAGGCATAGCTTTGACGCTGGCGCAAGAGCATCATGCGGCAGAATTGCGGGGAAAAGAGCTTCCCAAGGGCGGCGAGGAGAGGTTGGATATGATGTCTGAGGGAACCCTGACCCGTGAAGCGGGGCGGCTATGAGGATCTTTGTGATCGAAAACGACGATGTTCCCAGCTGTACACATATTTTGGGCGTTGCAGATTCTGTTGCCGCCGCGGCAGCGCTGGTCAAGTCTCCATATTGTGCACCCTATATAGTGGAATGGGACGATCCGGTTGAAGATAAAAGAGACGGCCGATGGTCGATTACGGGCCACTTTACCGGCGTTCGAGACTACTGCGGCGACGGCCCTAAAACTTGGTTATTCACGCCCTACGAGGTCAGCACATCCGTGTGCCAGAGGGTCTGATACCGGCCCAATGCCGGCGGATATGGAGGCGGTGCCGTGATATTTGGATCGTACCCTTGCTGTGACGGAAGTCTTTCACTGGCAATGCCGGAGAAAACGCCAGCCTATCTTCCGGAGGACTGCCCGCACTGCGGCGCAAAGGTCTGGCATCGGTTGAGCCGAGTGGAATCTATGTCTTGGACCGAGGCTGATTTCCTCGCGGAGCACGACGTCGACATGGAAGCGCGCAAGATCACCGCCAAGCCGGGGACGGATGCCGCGCGCTTCGACGAAGCTATTCGAATTTGACGATGAAACGCGCCGCGATCTATGCCCGGTTTTCCGACGACAAGCAGAACGACCGCTCGATCGAGGACCAGGTTGCCCTGTGCCGGGCCAAGGCCGAACGCGATGGCTTGAAGGTGGTATCGGTGTTTTCCGACCGCGCCCGCTCCGGCGCTTCGATCCACGGCCGTCCCGGCGTCGCCGACATGCTTGCTGCGGCCAAGGCCGGATTATTCGATAGATTGATCGTCGAAGAACTCGACCGGCTGTCACGCTCGCAAACCGATCTGCCGTGGATTTACGACCGGCTGACCTTTGCCGGCGTCGATATCCTCGCCGTGCACACCCAAGGCCGCACCGATCAGGTCCAGGTCGGCATTCGCGGCATTGTCGGGGCGCTGTTTCTGACCGATCTGGCGCACAAGATAAGACGGCGCGCGGCCGGCAACATCCGGGAGGGCAAGCACGCCGGCGGATTGGCCTACGGCTACGACACCACGCCCGGCCGGCCTGGGATGTGGACCGTCAACGAGGCCCAGGCCGCGATCATCCGGCGCATCTTCGAAGAGTATCTCGCTGGCGAGCGCACGCCCGCGATTGCGCGTCGGCTCAATGTCGAAATGATAAAACCGCCGCGGGGAAAACATTGGCAGCCCGGCGCGCTCACCGGATCGAACAACCGTCACAACGGCATTTTGGGCAACGAGGTCTATTGCGGCCGGCTGGTCTGGAACCGGGTGCGCATGATCAAGGATCCGGAGACCGGAAAGCGCGTCTCGCGGTCGAACCCGGAAAGCGAGTGGCAGCGCGCCGAAGTGCCGCATCTGATGATCGTGGCGCCGGAGATATTCGACCATGCGACGCGTATCCGGCAGACGCGCCGCAAGTCAAGTCCGGCACTACGGCGAAAGCCAAAGGCACTTCTCTCAGGCTTGCTCCGCTGCGGCACCTGCGGCGGCGGCATGTCGATCAAGGGGACCGACCGCGGCGGGGTGCGCATCGTGTGCACGGCGCATCACAATGCCAAGGCCTGCGACAATTCACGGACCTATTACCTGCGGACCATCGAAGCGACCGTGCTGTCAGGGCTGCGGCATCACCTGGTCGATCCGCGCGCGATCCGGCACTTCCTGAAAACCTACCACGATGAACGCAGAAGGCTGGCCGGCGCGGCCGAAAGTATCCGCCCCCAATTGTCCCGCCAATTGTCGGACACGACCAGACGCCTTTCGCGTCTCATGGAAGCCATGCTGGACTCAGATGCGCCGGTCGCCGAATTCACCGGCAAGATCTCCGACCTCGAGCGGGAAAAGCTGCGGCTTCAATCCGAACTCGAACGACTTTCCGAGCCGGTCAAGGTGGTTGCACTTCACCCGGCTGCGACCGCACATTACCTCAAAGTGGTGGACAATCTGGCATCCGCCATTGCCGCGCGCGACGGAACAACCGCCATGGCCGCATCGATCCGCGAACTGATCGAAAGCGTGACCGTGCACCGAACCGAACCCGGCGGACCGGTCTGGCTCACGGTCAACGGCCGGCTGGCGGCGCTGATCGGGGCGCCCGTATTTCCGGATGGTTCTGTGTCGGGGGTTAAGGTGGTAGCGGGAGCCCGCTACGGGGTTAACCCCAACGAGGGAATCCCGCTATTTGCAATGGAGTGTATAGGGCCATAAGCGCCGGAGCTACGTGAGGGCACCGCGGCCGGGGACCGGGGACCGCAGTTACGAACGGCTGCGAACGGCGCCGAATTGAAAAAGAGCCCGCCATCCGCTCAGGGGGCACGAACGAATGACGGGACTTTCGCGCGACGAAGGATTCCAGACCGAAATCGCGCTGACCGCCGTCCTTGGGGGAAAAAGCGGCGGTTTGGGGAAGGGAAGGTTTTTTGGTTCAAGCGACCACTTAGCAAGTTGAAAACGTCTCGCAATCACACGGTCAGCGAGTCCTTCTCACGAATTGTTACTTCGATAGAATGCGGACTTCTCGAATGTGATGTGGCTGATCCGATGCAAGTTGACTAGCGTTTATCGGGTCAAGCGATTTCTCGCAATGCAAGTTAGCCTTTAACCGCAGGCACATCACACGATGAAACGAACGCAAAACCGAAATTCGCAAAAGTCGATTTGCTATAATGGCCTCACGCGCACAGGAAGTGCGTGGGCTGTTTGAAACTGTGGAGATGAAAATGGAACGCGCAGTAGCGATCAAGAGGCTTGGCAAAATCCTCGGCAAGTCACTTGGCTACCGGATCGACCCGAAGGCCCCGGACCAAGACGACCGGGACGAGGCCATGACCAAGCTGCCAGATGCAACCGCGAAACGGAAAACTCTGAGCGAACAGATGGAAGCACGCAGGATGGAAGTCCTTCAGGCCGACGCAGAGTATCAGCAACTGAAGGCCGCCCATGCGGAAGCGAAGAAGTGTTGCGACGAACTGTTCGGAATCACCCGTCACTATCGTTTCACGGTCGGTACGTCGAACGGCATGTTTTTCCTCGTCAAGGCTCAGGGCGACACATGGGAAGATGTCATTGGCAAACTGACCGAGAAGCAAGCCGCCTAACAATCACCCCGCGCTCTACCAAAGGGCGCGGGGATTTTCATTGGCGCACCATCATCGCTGACAGGATGATCGCAAACCAAAAGCGGATCGCTCCGTGGTCGCTTGAATCAAATCCTCCCTCACGTCAGACTCCACCTGCCTGCACGAAGCAAAAAACATAATCCGACCGGCCCAAGAACAGAATGGTGTGGCCAGCAGGATTGCCGGAATCCCACTTCAGCTTATTTGGCGGGATCTCGAATTCCTCTCCTATCTCGCGGTGCGGACGCCCGGCCGGCTCATCGGGACGATCATCGGTGATCTTGCAGTAAGTTTTGCCGCCGCGAACATGGACGTCGTCGCAGAAATAGGCATCGGCTTCTCCGCAGCAACTCGCCCCCGGAGCGTCGGGCTGCATCAGCGATTGATACCATTCCCGGATCGCCGGATCGGCATTTTGCCATTGGCCCAGATCGCGGGCGAATGCGGGGGACACCAGCAACACCAGAACTGCGGCAATGCGCGGCATCAGGGCGGCGAGCATGGCGCGCGTGGCCGGTTGCCTTTGCCGCGAGCAAGACCGGCCAGTGCGGCCACGCGGCAGACAGTCTGGACCGAGACCTTCAGCGATGCGGCGATATAGGCGTACTTCTCGCCGTCGCGGCACATCCGCTCGATGCTGGCGCGTTGACCGGCGCTAAGGCGTCTCATCCGTAGATCCTGCCGATGACGATTGCCGCAATGATCCCGACCACCATCAGGATCATCACTATGGTTTCGCTGCGGGTGGGGAGTGAGTCGTTAGGGTTCTTGCGTGGCTTGGTCATCGTTCCCTCATGATGGAGCGCGGCCCTGGGTCTATCGGCGGCAGGTCGTCCGCCTGCGAGCAGTCAAATTTGCCGTTCACACGACAGTCTGAGGGAACGCTCGATCCCGGCGCGTCAATGAAACAGGCGAGGCAGACCTCCGATCAGTTCGGAGGCGATCCAGAACGAAAAAACCAAACCAAGCATCCTGGCGCGGCCGAAACCATCCATCCCTAGCGTGTACAAGCAAGCAAACACAAACGCGAAGGCCAGAAAAATCAGTCCGACGTTCTGCATGGCTAGTCTCCGGGTTAAGGGGAAAGGGTTTTTGATTCAACCGGGCACGGAGCGATCTGCTTTTGGTTTGCGATCACCCTGGCTGATGTTTTTCTTGATCGCGTTTCGGCTTGTCACCATCTGATAGCCGTCCGCGAACTCGACCAGACAAGAATTCATCTTGCCGCGCGCCAGCACTTTGCAGGCGCGGCCTTTGCAGCCTTGGCGATCCCATCGGTAAAGATACGGCAGCGCCACATCATCGCTGACAGGGTGATCGCGATATGCTTCAGCTTGTGCGGTGTCAGATTGAATCATACCCTACCCCTTCAAACACTTCCTCGCCTGCTTGATCTGATACCTGGAATAGCCGTGCAGCCTCGCCCATGCATAGGCGATGTATTGTCCGTGCTCTTCAACCTTGGCCCTGACATCGGAACAGGAAAAGCCGTCAGGGAGTTTTGGATCGGCCGCGACTGCTTCCATGGTCATGAAAACAAGCGCCAGGGCGAGCGCTGCAGCCCGCAACGTCATCGCAGGATCTCCGCCGTGACCCGTCCGACGCCGGCATGCGTGAGGCCGACCGCGCGAGCGGCGCCCGATGACAGATCCAACACCCGGCCGCGGATAAACGGCCCGCGGTCATTGATGGTGACCACGACGCTGCGCCCGCCATGGCTGACGCGAAGCCTGGTGCCGAACGGCAGCGAGCGGTGCGCGGCCGTCATGGCGGCTTGATTGAAGCGCTGGCCCGACGCGGTGCGCGAGCCGGATTCACTGCCATAGTAGGAAGCCATGCCGGAAAACGATTCCGCGCGTGCCTTGACCTGGCCAAGCAACAGCGCGGCGAGCAGGCCGAGGATGAAACCGAGAACTGCTACTTTCACAGCAGGCCTGTCAGCTTCAAGGCGATGTAGCCGAGCCCACCCAGACAAACGACGGCGAGCCCGATCATGGCGAGTATCTCAAGCCATGACATATCGCCATCGAGATCGGGGCGATCGTCGTACATCAGCGCGCGCTCCTGTTATTGCCACTCGTCATCGATGAGCTTCAGTTTTTGGCTAATTAACTTTGCGTGCAACATCGTCATCATTACCTGCAAAGATGCGACACGAATATCAGCGGCATCAGCTTCGGTCTTGGCGTTTGCTGCCGCGCCCGTAAAATTCATCACGTCAGCGCGGTATTTCCTCGCAACCGCCTGCTCTCTCGTGATCGAATCCATGATTGCAGACCATTGTTGCTGTCCCGTGGGCTCAGGCTTCACCTGTTCAATGATTACTGGCGGCTGATCGATTGGCATTACAGCCGGCCGAGCAAAAGCAGGATCAGTAGGATGACGACGATCAGCCCGAGCCCACCACCACCATAATATCCGGTGCCATAGAACGGCCCGCCGCCGAGGCCGGAAAATCCGCCGAGCAGCATCAGGATCAGCACAACTAAGATGATAGTTCCGAGCGACATGATGTTTCCCTTTCAGTTCAATTTCGGCGGTCTCGACAGCAGCGTCATTTCGACCAGCCACACGTCGCCTGACTGATATTGATCGGCCGGCGTGTTGATCAGCATTTCGATAGGCTGCGACGACGGGTCGTGATCGCAGGTCAGATGCACCACGCGAATGCCGTCTTTTTTGTTGACGGTCTGGCAAAGGAAGTTTTGAGCCATTTCAGTGACCGCGCCACGCCGTCACGACGGTAACCACCAGCGCTGCCAACGCTATCAAGACGGATATGAGAAACATAGCTTGGCTCTTATCGGACGTGCGATCCTGCTTGTTATCTACCGCGCTGACATCCCGGCCGGTCCAGATGTTGATGCGCTCCGTAAGCCTGTCAATCTTCTCATTGGTCGCCTTGTTGGCAGTCTCGAAGCTCTCTGCCAGCTTACTCGCAGAGTTGGTTGTCGTTTTAAGTGCCGCCTCCAAAGCATCGGCGTTGGCCTTCGCCAGATCACGGGCGGAATTCTTCACCTCATCCCTGGCCAGCTCCACAGCCTTGTCGCTGGCATCGAGACGCTGCGTGATCTTTTCGTCGAGATTCTTTATCGCAAGCGTCAGCGCCTCCCTTACAGCGTCCGTGGGGTCTGGATCGGTTTTGACCACAGCACCACTGTCAGACTTTTTTGGCGGTGCCATCATCGGTCTATCCCCGCTTGCTCACGCTTCAGCGATGCCGAACGCCGTGCCGTCTGCTCTGCACAAACCGGCCCTGGATAGGCACGCCGTTGACCTGTGGTGCCGCACCGCCATAACGAGCGGACTTCGTCGTTACCGCGTTGCAGATCGATCCTGCCACCTGATTGATGATATTGGTGATTGGACTGGCACCCGGAATGAACGTCGCAAGAATGTTGGTGATGGTGGCGGCGGTCGGCTGGAATCCGCAAATCGCGATCGCCGCCGCCGTGATGTTGGTGACTTCGTTGGCGATGGGATTTTTCGTGATCGGATCGATCCCCGGAACGGTCGCACACGATGCCAGCACAAGACTTCCGGCCAAGGCCGATGCAATGAGAAACTTATTCATGATGTTTTCCTTTCGGTGGGTTGCGCGTTGAGGGCGGCTTGCACAATCACCGCGACGAACTTTCTGATTTCGTCATCGGTGATCAGGTGGCCGTAGATCGTAGACGTGTCGGCAAGACTGCGGGCGGCATCGAATCCTGCCGATAGCTGATTGAGTGTCGGGCTTGTCATTTGGACCTCATGCTGTTGACGTAGGTTCGTAAGGCCTCGATATCGAAACCCTCCGGCGAGATTCCCTTGTCGTTCAAAATCTCAGGCGTCAAATACGCATACGCCTCGTCGGAATACCGCTCATAGAACGCGCGCGTCATCGGCTGCACTTGCCCCCAGGTCACGACCAGAATATTGCCGTTGGTATCCCGGCCGGCGCCGCTGACAAAATGACCGCCTTTGGTCGGAGAGTTCTCGACCGTCCACGGCTGATGATTATCGAATTGATCTTCCGCGCTCTTGGGCAACAGAATTCCGATGCCCGCCCCGCCGGTCAGCCACAACGCGATAACCAACTGATCGAAATTGCCGGTTTCAAGCGGAACGGCACAGTCAATTTTATGCCGCGTACCATCAGCCGTTAAGATCCCGGTCGTGCGCCAATACTCAGCGGCGTCCTGCATGTCGGTGCCGTTGTCGGTTTTGTCCGTGCCGTCGTACCCGGTCACCGCGGCATAATCCGAAAGCACGTCCTTGGTGGTGATCCGGACCCGTTCACGGCCGCCCTCAAGGCTCCAGATGTATTCCAGATGCGCCGCCCCGCTCCATACGCAGCATCCCGCAGCATCGTTGCCGAGCATGTGATATTCTTGCACGGCGGCATGATGCCCGAAGACATCGGGAGGCTTCGGCAACTTCGATGCGTCGAAGAAATCAGCGAAACTGACGCGGCTTAGAGAAGCGCGTGCCGGTTTTTTGCCAAGACGATAGTTCACGGAGCCCTTGCCTTCTGAACCTGACCACTCTTGGAAGCGTCAACTAACGTCTGGTCGGTCACGTTGATCTTGCCGACGACTTCCTTTTGCGATGTCACCGCATCAAGCAGCGCCACCTTTGCTTCTTGGCTGGTCGGGATGGAGCAATCCTGCGCTATCGCATTGGTGCCGGCGATGATTGCCTGTTGCGCCGCTACCGTCATATCGCTCTTGGGTCCGGTCGCGATCACGGCCGCGCTTTTTACCTGCTGGCCCTGCGTCGATTTGAACGTGCCATACGCGCTCGCCAGTAGCGGCCCAACGATGCCGGCGAATGCAGTGATCGCTGCAACGGCAAGCCCGACCTGCTGCACCACGCCAATGATCTTGCCAATCCGATCCGGTGTCATAACCGCAAAGCCAGCCACAGCGAACAACGGGCCAAGAGCGGTTAGCGCATAGCGAAGGGCGGCCACAACGGGCGGGCTAAACAACGCCGTGATCGACGATGCAATTCCAGTATTGTTTGTTTCGGACATTATAAATTTCCTTTCAGGAGAGATAGAAAATGATTGCCACACACAGGCAAAGCCAATTGCCGTCATTCAGCCAGAACGCGAGAACAGGACCGGCAACGACCATCCCAAGCGTTACCGTCATGAACGCGGCGACGAAGATTTTGCCTTGGCGGTCGGTCATGTTCAATCATTGCTCGGTGGTACGTACGGCGGCATAACCGCCTGTAGTTCGTTCAGCCGCTTGATGGCCGTTCCTGTGTCGCAGCGATATGGCCGGCTCTCTAGCTGGGCAACCAAATCCTTAGCGGCAGCCTGCATCAGCGTGTAAACTTCGCCCTGATCGAGTTCGATCGTCATGGTTCGCGGCTCCCTGTTTTTGTAGAAGTCCGGCCCGCGTTCGGCTTGCGAGCGCGTGTAGTCGTATAATTTTGCAAGATCGTTCAGCCGTTGCAGGGGACCATTGATCATCGAATTCGGCACGCAATTCTGCGGCTGCAATAAATCGGAAAGCTGGTCCGCGCGGGACTTCATGAAATCCCAGATTTCACGCTGGCTGACAGAGACCTGCATCACACGCCGGCTGGCTTCGCAGGCGTAGGCCCCGCCATCAACGCCGCCACATCGGCGCGGAATTGCACCATTGAGAAGTCTGGATCGTCTTTTCTGCCAACTGGTCGGCAATACTCCTTGTGCCCCGCGCAGAAAATCGGCTTGGCACCTATATGCGTCAGAATCGCAGCGCAGCCCCGCCGGTAAGCATCCATCTGAACGTCGGGCCAGGTATCGGCGCGGGCGCCCTTGGTCTCGCCGGTGTTCTCAGCCTCAATCCCGATCAAATGCGAGTTGCCGTCCGTGATGCCCTGCCAGTTGCCCGCGCCCGCGTGCCAGCCCTTGCCCGCTGCGATCATCCAATACTGACCGTTGCGACCGAGCCCGAGATTGCAGAGAGGGCCGCCAAGATCAGGACGGCCATCGACCAGCACGTTAAGGTCAGGAAGATCGCCGTGCAGAGGTCCGCAAGTATGGTGGCAAAGTACGCCGAGAACCTTTCCTTCATCGCCGTGTCCTCTATTTTGCCAGCCCGGTACTTCGTTGACGGTCAGGCCCCACGAGCGGAGAACCTGGGGAAGCCATAGGAGCGAAAAGGTCATTTTATCATCCTCGTACTATCTTGCCCATGTTGGAGGTTTGCAGCCCCACGGAGTATTGCGCCTAGCGCGCGCTCGAATCTCTTCCATGTGCTGGCTTGCGCTGATGCCTTCCGCCGTCTGGTTGGCCGCACGCAACAATGCATTTTGCTCGGCGATAAGTCGGTTTTGTTCTTTAAGCAGTTGTTCAACGGTTTCATCGGTCATGCCGTCACCATTGCGAGAGCGGTTGAACGGAAGTCACGATCCCGGTTGATCCAGCCGTGCTGATAGCGGCCCCACTCCGTGAGCGTGGTGTCGCTGCGGGCCTTCCATGCCAGCCACGCGCTGCCGGCGGCGTGCACGATTATCTTCGGGTCGGCAGCCTTCAGCGCGGCAACGGTTGCATCGTCCATCTTCCCCGTCGCGGGCCAGATATCGACCGTCATCTGCAGGATCAGCGCCGCGCCGGTCATCCCGGTCGTCACCGCAAGATTGAGCACCGCCAGATCGACGCCCGCAGGCAGATCGGCAAAACGCACCAGTGACGCGCGCCGGGTGTAGAAAGCCCGCGCATCGGCTTCGATCAGCGCCCGGATGTCGTCCTTGCCGGCGTTGGGGTGGCCGCCTTCCCGGTAGGCCGTCAGGCTCACGCCATACTTGCTGATGCCGCCGGGTTCACCGGACGATTCGTTGATCTCCGGTCCTTCCCACCGGATGATGAAGTCGAGCGCCTGGGCGGTATTGGCGATCATAATCAGCTTGCTCGCGGGGAGGTTGCGGGTGTAGGGTTCCGGGCCTTAAAGCCGGGAGGGCGTTATGGGATATCTGCTTTGGGGTGTCGTCATCGCAGCCGTCGTCGCGGTGACATGGCTCTATGTGGCTTGGAGGATCGTAAAGGCCGACCCTTCCGCGTTCGGTGGCGACTATCGCCGGTAGGCTATTTCTTGGCGGGCTTGTCGTCCGGTTTCGGCGTCAGTTCCTTGATCTTGGCGTTCGCCTTGGCGCTATCTAATCGATGATCGGCAGCAACGCTGCAATAACCGATGGCGGCAAATTCATCGGCTCAAGATCGGCTCTCTTGAAATGGTCGAGGGAGATTTCGGTTTTAACGTCGAGCTGTTCGCGGTCCTGCACTGTAAATTTCACCGCCGCTTCGTCTGTCAGGCTGCCATCAGGTTTGTGCGGCAGATTGGCGATGGCCTGGTTGCGGACCTTGCCATATTGCGCAGCAATTTCCGTCGTCTTGCGCTGGTTGGTGGCGATCAGCCAGTTCACGCCGGCGGACCACTTATAGGGTTCGCAGACCAGCGTTTCCTTGGCGCCGTCCTTGATGATCTTGTTGCCGCAGTTGAGCTGCGAAAGTCCAGCGTTGATCTGCAGAACCTGTTCGACTGTCAGTTTTGCGTCGGTGAGTTTTGCGTCGTCGGGTTTTTCGGCGGCGAGAGAGGCGACGGGCAGTAAAACCACAAATGCAAGAGCCGCAAGAAACTTCATCTGGATTCTCTCCTGTTGAATGACGGGTTATCGGCAGTCCTGGTGCAGCTGGTAGACAGCATCGAAGAAAACTTTGGCGGCGCTCCCGATGGGAAGGTTGCCGGTGACGGTCACTTCGGGGCCGCCAAAATCGATGGTGGCAAACTTTCCGTTATTGTCGGTCAGCGTGATCGTTCTCGCGGGCTTTGCCTCTACAATCCTGACCGCACCGTTTGCGAACGAAGCTTCGCTTCCGGCGAGCGCGGGAGCAGCGAACGCGAGAATTGCGAGCGTGAAGATCAGGCGGATCATGCGACTTTCCTTATGAGGTAGGCTGGGATGTTGTCGTTTGCCGGGCCATCAATGTCGGGGTTCATCAGGAAGGAGTTGACGCTCTTACCGATCCACATCCGCAAAACGATGGCTTCCGAGAGCGAACCGGCTGTGTTATTCCGAACGTCGCACGACGCGGTGCCCGCTCCTGTCGCGCGGCAATTGATCGTGTAGGCTCCGGTCGTTCCAACGCTTTCGTGCACTGCTCCGATGTAGTCGGTGGCGGAATTGGCGGCTCCGGTGATCGAGAACGTGACAATCGCGCCAGCGGCCAAGGCCGCGCCGTTCATCGTGATCGTCCCGGTCATCTTGGTGAAATTAGTTACAGTTGTGTTTTTGCTGGTGGCTTGTGTTCCTGCAACCCCTGCGCCAGTCGCGTAGCCGATGCCGGCGGTGGCCCCTTGCGATAGGATCGAGGTGTTCGCAAGGATCGCACCAGCCCCAGGATCAGTCGTCGTCCCAACGCTAAAGCCGCCGTTAGCCCCCATTCGCATCTTATCGGCGTTATTAACTCGAAATCCAATGAAGCCGCCGGTGGCGACGTTAAATACAGAAAATCCAGAACCTCCCAAGAACGAATAAGTGCTCACGTTACAAGAAGCACCGATGAAACAAAGGCCACCATTGCCACCAAAGTTTGTAAAGCGGGCAAACTCTGTCGGGAGAACATCGGCAGTGCCGCTGCCGCCGCTGTCACTGGGAGCAGCAATTATAACCGAGCCGACCGATTGCCCTGAGCCGCCAGCGGTGCCCGTAGCGATGCCAGCAGCAAGGATCAGGTTGCCGCCTAATCCGTTAGTCATCCCCGAGGTGGCCCCACCGGCCTGAATTGTAAGGTTGTTGCCGTTGGTCGAGGCAGTTGTCTCGCGCTCCATCCACATAATCTGCGCGGACTGGCCGGTGAACGAGAGTGGGTTGGTCGGGGTGAACGATCCGCCGATACCGACGAGGCCGATATTGGTGATGTTGTTGCCGCCGCCGCTGATCGCGCCACCGAGCGTAAACGCCGGGAGCGTACCGGCTGACGACGGCGAACCGAGCGCGCCCCCATTGACGATGACCGAGCCAGCCGTACCGACATTTACGCCGAGCGCCGTGGCAACACCTGTCCCAAGGCCGCTGAGATCGCCCGCAGCCGCCTGCGCGAACGTGCCGGCACCGTCAGACTTAAGTGCGCCTGTCACGGCCCCCGGATCGCTGGCGAGCGTGAGGTTCGAACCGAGCTTCAAGGTCCGCGCCGCGTTCACCACATCGACGGTCAGCGTGCGCCCCGCCGTCAACGCCACGGACGACGTTGCGGCGAGGCTCACGTCAAATGCGGCACTGGTGTCGCGAATTCCAACGGATGCTAAACCGGCAAATCCGGTTGAGGTCAAAGTTCCGACAACCGCACCTGCGTTGCGGGTTCTGAACACATGGTTTGTGTTGTCGTAATAATTTGACGGATCAGTTGTGTTGCCAAGGCTTAGAGCAGCAAAGCCGATCGGCTCGTAAATGATATTGTAATTTCCCGAGACTTTCGCAAACAACACCGAGCCAAGATAGTAGCCAACCGAATGCGTATTGCCGGTGTTGTCGAGATTCCACAGCAGGCTATTGTTGGTCGCATAGACTGCAATCGGCTTGGTCGGGATGTAGCCATTGCTGCTCGCCGATCCAATCCGAATGCCTTCATCCCGCGCGCTGGCGACGTTGAGGCCGATCAAGAAGGTATTGTCACTCGATCCGCCGGCCGGACAGGTGCCGCTGATACTAGACGACGGATTGCAGAGCCCGTTGATGTAAAGGCCGATCGCGGCATTGGCGACGCCGGTTGTTGCAAGCACGTTTTCGTTAACAATATTGACGCCATTGTTGCCCGAATACAGCAAAGGATTTGGCGCGATGGAATTTGTTGCGTTGGGACGGATATAGAAGCCGCCGCTCGCGCCGGTAGAGCTTGCATGGTTGATTTCGTAACTGCCGAGAAGCGCGTAATTTTCCGAGCCGATGCTGTCCTTGGCCGTACCTTCGACGCCAGCGGTAACGCCGCCCTTCTGGTTCTCGATCTGACCGAGCAAGCCGACGGTTCCCGAACTACTGCCAGCCGACGTGACCGTGACAGTCGATGCAATGCCGAAAAAGTTGGTCAGCGGCTCAAAGCCGAATACGGGCGGCGAGTTGATCGATGGATTGGTGACGGTATCGGAAAGCGATCCGGCGAGGACAGCAGTCGAGCCCGCGACCGTCGAGCATTGCGACGCGCTGCCGGTGCCGACCAGGAATGCGCCGAGCGTGTTGCAGGAGCCGGAAATCGCCGCCTGTACGAAGGCAGTGTTCGCCAACTGTGTAGTATTGGTGCCCGGCGCGGCTGTCGGCGCGGTCGGGATGCCGGTGAATGCAGGACTTGCGATGTTTGCCTTTAGCGCGGCGATCGCGTCCGCGTAGGCGGTGCTCGCTCCCTTGGTCGAATTGTCGCCCGGCGATTGCGTCCCGACGATCGGATTCACAAAGGTCTGCGGGGCTCCCCAGCTATGCGCTGTCGAATAGACATCCGCGTTGAGCATCGACGAGTGAACCGCCAGGGCCGTGATCGCATTTGCAAGCGAACCAGCCGTGTTCGTCACGTCGCCAGTTTGCGCTGGAAATTGCGCAGCCGCCAGCGTGCCGGTAACATCAGATCCAAGCCGTACCACGCAAGAGGTCTGGTTAGCGCAAACGAAAGTCTTATTCGTCAGCGTCTCGGTCCCGGCCAACGTCGCCAGCGTGCCGACTGTCGGGAAGGTGACGCTGGTCGTACCTGTGAGCGTGCCGGTGAAGCCGAACGCGCCCGACAGCGTGAACGCCCCGCCGATCGAGACGTTGCCATTCAGCGTGATCGAGCGGTTAGCGTCGCCGAGCACCCATGACAGCGTGCGCGTCGCCGTCAGAACTTCCGACGACGCAAAGTCGACATCGAACGCCGCGCCGGTCGATCTGATTCCCAGTCGAGTAAGCGCATCAAGCGTGCCGCCACTAAATGCTGGCGATCCGACCGGCGTCCAAGTGTGCGCGGTGGTATCAAGATTCCCGAACGCGACCCACGATGCGCCATCATAGCGATTGAAGACAACCGGGTTCGTTGTGGTGTTCGCCCAGCACTGATAAGCCGAAGGCGCCGCGCCAGGCCCGTTCGCTGGCGCACTCGGTCCCCAGTTGCACGTAAAGAGCGCAAGCAGCGCTGGATTGAGATAAGTCGCCGTAAGTTGTGCAGCCGTCATCGGCCCACTAGTCGGTGTCTGCACTGAGGCCTGGTTCGCAGCGTACGCCGCTGGCGCGAAAGTGAGCCAGCAGGCTGCAAGCAGGCTGATGAGGCGATTTTTCATCGACATCGACATCATCACTTCAACCCGTAAATTTTAATACTGCCGCTGCTGATATTGCCAGAAGAAAAACTAAGCTGGATGCCTGTGATCGCAGTATTGCCCCCGGTCCAACTGCCCCCAATCAAGTTGATGACATTGTTGTCAAGAGACAGCCCAGTGATGTTTTTTGGCGAGACTGTTTGAGACGGATTAAACAATGTTGCTTTTCCGCTTAGACCTGCTCCGCTGTTAATGACATTGACGGCTGGTCTTATTGCGCTTGACTGGGCGAACACCGATGTCCCACCTGCAGTAAACTGAGCAATGGTGCCTGTATAACTAGTTGTCTGAAGCCCGCCGCTTATCACCTAAAGCA